CGCATGGGCGTGCTGCAGGAGAGCTACAACGCCCTGAAGGACAGCCAGGTGCCCGGCCTGCAGCCGGTGGCGCAGCCTGAGATGCCCAAGAGCAAGAAGGACATGCTGGCGTCCAACGAGTACGCCCGCGCCTTCTGCTACGCCATCCGCAACGGCGTGACCCGGAAGAACGGCCGGGGCAACGAGCACGTGAAGATCCTGTTCGACGCCCTGAGCGAGGGCGGCGGCGATCCCGTCGGCACCGACGGCGGCTTCCTGGTGCCTGTTGACATCGACAACACCATCCACGAGCTGAAGCGCGAGCTGCTCCCGCTGAGCGACCTGTTCAACGTGGAGAGCGTGAGCGCTCCCACCGGATGGCGCCCGATCGACACCGCGCCCAGCACTCCCATGCCGGAGATCGACGAAATGGGCACCGTGCCGAACAACAGCGACCAGCCCGCCTTTGGCAAGGTGAACTACGCCCTGGCCAAGCGCGGCCTGCGGATCCCGATTTCCAACGAACTGATGGCCGACGAAGATGCCAACCTGATGGCATACCTTGGCCGCTGGTTCGCCAAGAAACTGGTGATCACCGAGAACTACCTGCTGCTGGCAGCGCTGGGCACCCCCAGCACCGCCCTGACCAGCGGAACGATCACCGCCGAAGGCGCGATCAAGACGATCCTGAACAAGAGCCTGGATCCCGCGATCAGCGCCGCAGCCGTGGTTATTACCAACCAGACCGGCTTTGACGCCCTGGACCAGCTGGTGGACGACACCGGCCGCGGCCTGCTGCAGCCTGACCCCACCAACGCGACCCAGAAGAAGATCTTCGGCCGCAACATCCGCGTGATGTCTGACGCGCAGCTGCCGAACCTCTCCACGAACACCTACGCGCCGTTCTACATCGGCGACATGAAGGAGTTCGCGACCCTGTTCCACAAGGGCACCTTCGAAGTGGCCAGCACAGACGTCGGCGGCGACGCCTGGGTGAAAGACCTGACCGAAGTGCGCGGCATCGCCCGCCTGGGTGTGAGCAAGTTCGACACCGCCGCGGTGGTGGCCCGCAAGCTCGCCCTGACCTGATGAGAAGCGGGGACGGGTTCGCCCCGTCCCCTTCCCTTTGCTGACATTTTGAAAGAAGGAGGACATCAAAATGGCAAAGAGCGATAACACCAAAGCCCTGGAAGCCATCGCCGAGAAACTGGTGGGCGTGAGCGTGACCGAACTGCCCGCCGTGAGCGCCAGCGACAACGGCAAGGTGCTGATGGTGGTTAACGGCGCGTGGGCCGCGGCTGAGCTGCCGGCAGACAGCAGCGCCGAAACCACGAGCGCCGCGACGGAGACCGTGAGCGGTACCTGATAGGGAGGCGCCGGCATGCGGATTAACGAGCACTTTGAAGAGCTGGAGAAGCGAATCGCCAAGCTCGAAAAGGAAGTGAAGACGCTGAAGGCGGCCGGGAAGGCGGAGAAGCCTGCCGGCGAAACCTCCAAGGCGAAGAAAACCACCGGAAAGTAAGGAGTGAAAACCATGGCCGAGAACAATAACAGCCACCTGGACATGGTGCGCCGGTTTGCCGGAGCGGATCCGGCAGCGGAAGACACCGTGCTGGAGATGTGCTACAACGCGGCCGTGGCGTGGTTCAAACAGGCGGGGGTTGACAAGGCCCCGAACAACCCGCTGTGGATGTTCTGGGTCTGCAACCTGGCAGCCTGGATGTACGACAACCGCGGCAACGCGGACGCGAACGCGAATATCCCGGCGTTCATCGTGGCGAGCGTGCACCAGCTGAGGCGGCCCGGGGGTGAGGACTGATGGCGATCAAAGCCGGAGATCTGCGGCACCCAATTGACCTGCTGAAGCCGGTGAGCGGAAGCGACAGCCGGCGGACCACCAGCTGGGTCAACCAGGCGACGGTCTACGCCGGAAAGAGCGACGTGAGCGGCCGGGAGTTCTACCAGGCCCACGCGGTGAACGCCGAGGACATCGTGACCTTCACGATCCGGTGGCGGGACGACATCGACGTGACCTGGCGGGTGAAACACGGGAGCACCGTGTACGGAATCCTGGAGGTGAACCACCTGGGCTACATGCGCGACTACCTGCGGCTGAAGTGCCGAAGCGTGACGGGCGGGGGTGTGTAAGAGATGAGTGAAGCGGCAACAGCGACGACAACGTACAACGCGGACCTGATTGACACCCTGATCGACGCCCTGAACGCGGGGGTTGCGGACGTCACCTTCTCAAGGGACGTGCTGGAAACCAACCGGCCGGAAGCCTGGGGCGCGGTGGAGCTGACGGGAGACGACAACTGCGACTGGGGCGACGGCGGCATGGTGGACCAGGAAGTGAGCGCGGACCTGTGGGTCTGCACGCCGGACCGGGGAAGCAAGCCCAAGCGCCAGGTGCAGAAGGTGCTGAAGGAATTCGCCGCCACCTACGACATCGGCTGGCGGTTCAAGACGCGGAACTACCTGTATGACCTGGATAAGGTGATGTACCGGTGGATCCTGTACATCTACTGCCCGCTGGGCGAGGATCCCCTGGAGGATCCTGAATGGCCGGAAATGGACCAGGATGAGCCGGCAGTGCCGGCAGACGAATCGGAGGCGTAAAACATGGCACGATTCAGCGTGGACGGGTTTGAGCTGCAGGAGCAGCGCCTGAACAGGCTGGGGAGGCCGATGATGCGGCAGATCATCGAGGCCGGGGCGAAGGCCGCGGAAAAGGTGATGGAAACCTCCACAAACCAGTACGGGCACACCCGGAACCGGGACATGATCGACGCGATCGGGAACAACGGGATCCGGGAGTATTACGGCGGGGCCAGCACCGAGGTCTATCCCCAGGGAGACGACCGGAAGGGCGTGAGGAACGCCACGAAGGCCTACGTGATCAACTACGGCAAGGGGCAGCGGCCTCTGACCAGATGGCCGAAGAAGCGGCCCAGGATCAACAAGACCGGGGACAAATTTATCACAGGAAACGAGGGCAAGACGGAGCAGGCTGTCATGGAAGCCATGCAGGCCGAAAGCGACCGGCTGCTCGCGGAAATCTGAAAAGGAGGAAAAGCGAAAAATGGCAAAGACAACCTGCGCGAAGTTTACCTTCGCCACGTTTGCCAGCGGCGGCGACGGATCGAGCGCACCGAGCTACACCGGCGGCGTGATGCTGGAGGACTACCTGGCCAAGTGCGAGATCACCGTGGACCGGACGGATGAAAAGGAATACGCGGACGGCCACCTGATCGAGAGCGAGAAGATCGCCACCGCGGCGCACATGATCATGGAACTGGTGAACAACAACGACCAGATCAAGAAGGGTGTGCTGGGCATGACGGAGGCTGCCGGCGGCAGCGGCGACCTGCTGCAGGGGCAGAAGGATCCGCCCTTTGTGGGCGCCGGCGTGCTGATGGCCAACCGGTTCAAGGGTGTGACCACCTGGGAAGGCTATTGGCTGTACAAGACCCAGTTTGCCCACCAGGGCGTGAGCGCCGAGACCCGGCGCGACCGGACAACCTGGCAGCATGACACGATCAACGGCGACACCGTGGCGATCAAGCTGCCCGGCGAGACGGATGTGACCTTCTTTGCCCACAAGGAAGGCATGACCGAGACGGCTGCCACCGAGTGGCTGAAGGCACACGCCGGAATCAGCGACAGCAGCCCGGCGGAAGAAACCACAAGCGGCACCTGATGAAACAGGCCGGAGGGCTTCGGCCTTCCGGCCGCTTTTGTTCGTTTTGGGCGAGTGAAGAGTGAAGAGTGAAAAGTGAAGAGTTGCCGGCGGAGCCGGCGAGGACAGGAGGAAAACAAAAATGGCAAAGATTGAGATCGGCGGGGTGGAATATGACCTGCGGATGAGCCTGTGGGCCAGCGAGCAGATCGAGAAGGAATTCGGCGACCTGAAGGAAGCCCTGCAGAAATTCCGGAAAGAGCGGAAGGTCACCATGGTGAAGTGGATGTTCCGGACGCTGGCAAACGCCGGGAAGAAAGCAAAAAAACAGCCGATGGACGTGCCGGAGGACGTGCTGGACAACTGCACGCTGTACGACCTGGACCGGGTGGCCAAAGCGATGAACGAGACCATGAACGAGAGCCTGCACGCGGAGACCGTGGGCGGGAACGAGGCGGACGATCAGCCGGAGGACGCCCTGGCAGCGGCGTATGACGAAAAAAACGTGTAGACCGGCGAGGGATGCGGATCCGGGAGTATTACGGGGCCGCGCTTATCGCCGGGATCGGACATGACGAGGCGGAAGACATGCTGATCGGGTACATCATGGACATGTACATGATCAGGCTGAAATATGACGGAAAGCTGGCCGTGCTGAAGGCCGGCAGCGGCTTATTCGGATGAGTTACATCGCGCGATCCGGATCAGCTGATTTTTGTGTAACCGGAAAAGGAAGTGACGGAACGTGGCGAAAGAGATCAAACAGAAGATCGTACTGGACGGCGAGCAGGAATACAACCGGGCGATCAAAGAGGCGCAGCGGAACCTGAAGACCCTGCGGAGCGAGCTGAAGGCGGAGACCGCGGAGCTGGGCCGGAACGCCACGGAACAGCAGAAAGCCGAGGCGAAGGCGAAAAGCCTGCAGAAGCAGATCGCCGAGCAGGAGAAGATCGTCAAGACCCTGAAGGAAGCCCTGGCCGAGGTTAAGGAAAAATACGGGGACAACGCCGACGAGGTGGCGAAGTGGGAGCAGAAGCTGAACGCGGCCCGCACCACCCTGGCGGACATGAAGAACGGCCTGGACGGCATCGGGACCGGCTTCCAGGGGATGCAGGCGAACGCTGCCCAGGCGACAGTGGCCACCAAGAGCGTGGCGGACGCCCTGGGATCCATCGGCAGTGCCGGCGGAAACATGTCAGACGCCATCGAAAACATCTTCACCGGGATGATCGACCGGGTGATGGACGCGGCGGAGCTGATGTGGGACATGATCAGCGAGACCGCCGCGAAGGCGAACAACTGGACCGACATTGCCGGATACTGGGGAACAGACGCGCAGACCATCCAGCAGTACGCCCGGGCGGTGGGCGCCAGCGCGAACAGCTTCGACGACCTGCAGAGCGCGGTGAGCAAGATCGTGATGGGCGGCAAGGGGAAGACCATCGCGGAGCTGATCGGCGTGAGCGATGTGAACTATAAAAACGAGTGGGACTACGCCATGGCCGTGATGGA